AGCCAGCACTTCACGCTTGAATGTTTGCGGGTCTAAGGTGGCTTCTAATTGCTCAATGTAGCCCGGTGGCAGGTTGTGACGATTGATGTATGATTCGGCCTGAATTATTTTGATATTGGTATCGGGTGTGTCAGACTTCTCTTTCAACTCCAAATAATGCTTAACATTATCCGGAGGCGTGGTGGCTGTAATTATCTTGTGAATGCGTCCTGTCTGTTTGAATAGTTCGCCCCTTGCCCTTGCTCGTAACTTGCCCAACGCTTGCTCAAAATTTCGGATATCCCGTGTTTCATCAACCAGAATATAATCCCATTGCGACCCGTTCACGGTGTTGTAGTTCTCCAAACTGGTCAGCACCAGATACGACCCCCACGCAAAAGTTATAACATTCTCCGACCCAATCGCACTGAATGGCTTTACGCCTTTCATTCTCTTGTTTATCACATAATCCACTTCCGGACGCAACCCGAACGACTGCCACGCACTTTCAACACCGGGAAGCGTGCTATTCTTCATCATTGGAACGGTCGGAGCGCATAGCAGACCCTTTGAGCCGGGAATAGATATGAAAGGAATGGATATTGCACCGAGCGAATAAGTCTTTCCCACGCCAACTCCCGTAACGAAATGCACCTCTTTCGTATCGGTGCAGTGGGTGAGATAATACCCAATCTGCTGGGCTTCGTTTAGGTCAGGCATTATATCTTAATATCCCTCAACCACGCCTCCATCGAACACACACGGGCATACATATTACCCGCACCCTTTGCCATCATATTAGTCGTGTCAGTCGCTTTATTGTGGCGTGTCACAACTATTTGAACCGTATCGAAATGCTCCATCAGTTCGGCCAGTTTCTGGTCGAGAAAACGCTGGTATTCGATGGCTTCGGCTTCGGTCATTTCAACTTGTCAATCGCTTCTTTTGAGATGTTCACGGTGATGTTGGGCGGTGGTGTGTTCTCGTTTCCGCTCGCTTCAACCTCGACCTTTTCGCCATAGTATTTCGGTGCTTTTTTGCTCGCACGCCATTTGTAAAATTGAGCCAGTTCACGCGCTCTGGTCACTTCGGCCATAGTTCCCTCGGCTTCAATCAATACCTGTTCAGCACGGTCTGCATCCATATCAGCGGTCTGTTGACGCACCTCTTTAATTCGCGCGGAATGTTCGGGCTGATGCAGGAAATCGAATAACACCGTCAGGCTCATTCCGTACTTACTTGCCATTGCCCGATACGATAGACCATGAAAAATATCTTCGATTACGGTTTCAATCGGAGGACGCGGTATCTTTTCAATGCGACCTGATTTGGGTTGGTCTGACCCTACTGGCTTAACTGGTGGACGCTTTGCCATAGTTGCTGTTTTGTGCCAAATATACGAAATTTATTCCAAATCCCGCAAACATCTGGCCTTGTTCTCATACCAGTTGGCTTTGGCTAAATCGGTCAATGCGTCACCTTTCAGGCCAGCACGCATCCGGTATTTGAATGCGTTTATTTCGCAATATGCAATCATATTCGGTCGGCCGTAAATGCGTAGCATCATATCAAATGTTTCGATGCTTTGCCCTTTGTAGTGTTCTGGGTGGTTGACAATATCGCTCATTTTTTGTCTAAATCAAAAAAGTACGCATCCTCTTCCTGTTTAAACCATGCTCCGGTACAAGCGTCCACGATTAGGGATGGCAGTCCGAATATGTTTACATAAGGCACAGCACACATGACCAGATTGCCGACCATATATCCGGCTCTGATTTGCCGATATGTCCGGGTCGTGATAGTTTCGTACCCATCGGCCTTTACGGTAATCGTGTGGCGTTTATTGCGCCTTACATCGGTCACGACATCACCAGAACCGACTTTTTGCCCATCGACATAAACCGAGGCGTGGTCTGGTTTTGCCGAGATGTAGATTTCCTGTTTCATGTTTGAAGTTATTGTCGCACAGGAAGATATCGACAATGCAAGGATGATTGCTGATAGTTTTTTCATGGTGTCAAAATTACTCAAAAAATGGAGATGATAAGATGTAGTAAGATGAAAATTTTTACATCCTTATACACTAACCGTTTGGTTTCCAGCCCTATAAGTATATAAATATAGATAGATTAAGATAATCATCATTATATCTTATACAGAAAAATTTTTTTCTTAGCCGAAGAAAAAAAAATTCCATAAAGTTTGAAAACACGATTTTTCCCTATCTATCTTATTTTTTGTCCGTAACTAACTGATATTAATATAGTTAGTGTATATAGATGAAAAAAACCGCATCTTACTACAAACCTAAACATCTTATTTGCGTAGTTTTGGGAATGGAAAAAACCGAGGCAAAAATCCAGCAGGAAGCCATCATGAAAATTTGGAACGAAATGCCCGAAACGAGGCTTTGTTTGTTCCATGTTCCGAACGGCATGAATATAGATGCCCGGCAAGGGGCTAAATTTAAGGCACAAGGCGTTATCTCCGGTGTGCCGGACTTGGTATTCGTCTGGCAGGGCAAAACGCATTATATCGAAGTTAAAACGGAAAACGGGTATTTGTCCAAAAATCAAAAAGCCCTGCACGCAAAATGGAGCGAACAGGGCATTGATGTGAAAGTTATGCGTAGCAGTGACGAGATTGTCCAGTTTATAGCGCAACTGGTCGGACGAAATATACCTTCTTAGGCGAAAGTCCGGGCTGGCGTTCCATCGTAAATGGGTATTCAAGTCGGGAAAGCACTCTGCCGATACCAACGGCAGTAATTTTAAGTTGGGTTTTTTGCTGAATTTTTGAAGCGATATCGGACGCACTCATTGTAATGCAGTCCGGGTCACTCGGTTCTCCCGGATGGTATTGCCCTGTCAAAAGTTCGGCATGAACATCCGGACTGGTGTTTTGTAGGCTTATTGATTGAAGCAGTCTGTTTTCTTCTTTGGTCAAAAATCCAGTCTGGCCATCGCTCGTGTACAAGTGATACGCTTCGATTAGTGCGTCTGTTTTGTCGATGTCGTAGTATGTTTCCAAGTCAATATCGGTAGCATTAATCGGCACGATTCGCCTGTTGCTGGAATCGCTGATAATGTCGGAATCATTGGATGTACCACAAAGCATGGCAAGGCGTTTAATATCCTCGTGGTTGCGTCCGTATGCTCGTCTTAGGGTGGTATTGGATTGGCTGGATTTTGCTTTCAGCAGTTTCGTATTGGTTGCCATTTTACCTCCCCATTCGTCATCGCATACTATCCATTTCATACTCATTAAAATGTCATCATCCTGCCCGTTTGAAAGGTCGCTGATGGCAAAGTATTTATTCAGTTCTTTCGGGAGCATTCGTTTCCAAAATTCGGTTTTTCCTGTACCCATCTTAGTGCCGTAAATTATAGGAATAATCGGAGGCACTTCGTCACCCATAGCCGAACCGATTAGACCCAGATAAAACTTAGTTAGGAAAAATTCAACATAGTTTTGCATAACCTCACCCGTATCAAGGTGTCCGTTATATCCGGTTATTGTATCGGCCATTCGAGCAATTACGCCATAAGGTCTGCGGTGTGCGTTGGCTTCGAGAAATGAAAGCAGGGGATTATATTGGGTCAGTTCATTTGAGTTCAGGTATCTGTCAATTACCTCCATAGATGCTTTCGGATATGCTCGTTTAAGTTTAATGAATAGGCTATTCTGGTCGGCATCTGTAAAGACTTCGCCATTGTTTTCCAAACGATTTGTAATAGTGTTTCTTACCAGTTTATAGTTGGCATTAATAAACGCCTCCACCACTACGATAATGTTTTCTTTTTCGCCTGTACCGTTTGAGTCTGATTCGCTCAATACTTGTTCCACTACCTGCTGGGCGTGATTTGATTCAAGTCCGTGCAGGTTGGAGATAGTGGCAATTAGGTTCTCTTTCGTCTGGGTTTTTTTACCCATTTTGGCTGTCTGAATGGCCAGTTTGGTTTTTTCGCTTCGAATGGTTAATCCGGCCTCTTGACAATAATACAGGAATGTGCCTATGTTAATACCTGTTCCTGTGCTTTTAAGGCAGTTAGTAAACTGCTTGTCGCATTTGGCATGGTCGTATTTTTCATTGTATTGGCAGACGGTGTGAAAGTACGCCCGACCTGCCTCGCCTTTGTATTCGGCCAGAGCGAATCCAATCCGCAGGTAACGGTTATAGTCACCTTGCGTCAGGTCAATGCGTCTGGATTCAATTTGGTTAAAAATTTCGGATAAGTCATTATCCGGCAAAACCGCATGAGGTAAGTTCTTGGGCTGGTCTTTTTTCGGTACGGTTTTTTTGAATAAAGTTGATTTAGGATTGTGATAAATGCCGGGGTCGAATGAAACGAATCTGGCTCGGCTTACATCCTTGCAGGAGCGGTCTATGCTTATCTGGTAGGTCTTGGCATAGTAGTATTCCAAACCCTCAAATAACGCTTCGTGTTGTGCTGGGTCAATCTTAACCAGTACAGCCAGACCATTGCCACGAACGGAGCGGAAGCAAGCGTATGTATATTGGTCATTCCATAGGTGCTGGGCGGTGATGGTCAGTTCGTCTGGGTTCAGGTTATCAATATCAATGCAAATGAATCCGGAATGGGATATTAGGCTTTTCCGGTTGCGTTCGCTAAAATGACCGGAGCAGGTAACGAGCGGAAGCAGTTTTTTTTGTTCTGGGTCTTGGCTTTCCCGAATTTTTTGTACCTGCTTTTCCCATCTGCCAGAACGGATGTCTGAAATAAAAGCGTCTATGGTTGTTGTGTCCTTTGAACGGACATCGGTGGCGTTTTTGTATATTGAAATTGTCATGAGCGTCTTGCTTTTTGAATTTGAAGTTGTCGGTACACCCATCCCGGTTTATACCCCTTTAATTGTGCCAGTTCTTTTAGTTCGGTTTCATTCATTCTACCCCATGGTTTATTTTTTAAGTGTTGTGGTATTTGGACTTTTGTAACCTCCACCATTTCACTATCTTGAATAATGTTAGTGCTTCGGTCTTTTGTCGGTCTTTCGTGTCCGCAATGTGGGCAAATATTTTGATTAATCGGCATCATGGCTTCGCAGTTATCGCATAGTCTAACGGAAAATGCATCCTGTTTGTTTTTCTTTTTTTTGCCAGTCAAAGACCATTCATGCTCGAATGAGTACCAGCCATGTGTGACCACATTGTCACCGTGGTCGAGTATAACGCAGTCGGCCTTGTTCGGATATGGGCGTAGCCCACGACCAATCATTTGCAGGTATAATGCTAAGGACTTTGTAGCCCGATTCAGGATAACGCAGGACACATTTGGAACATCGAAGCCCTCCGTAAATAGAGCAACATTTGAAATACCTTGGATTAATCCGGCACGGAATTGGGATATAGTTGTATTGCGTTCCTGTTCCGTGCTTTCCCCATCCAGATGCTGGCAGGATATTCCGGCATCACGAAACATTTGTGCGGTCTTCTTTGAGTGGGCTACATTAACGCAAAACACAATGAACTGCCGACCGTTGGCAAATTTCCGGTAATTATCAACCACGCCAGCGTATAGGTTGGCCTTGTCATACTTTTGGAATAGTTCTTGGCTATTATAGTCACCAGCGACCAGATGCACGCCTGATAGGTCGGCTTTTTCTTTGGCCACGAATTTGCGAACCGGAACGAGAAAGGATTGGTTAGTCAGTAGGTCTATGCTTATCGGAGCAACAATATCCGAATAAACATCCCCCAGAGGCTTACCGTCAAGGCGTGTCGGTGTGGCTGTCATACCAACAACAAAAGCGTCTGGATATGCGTCAAATATCTTCCGGTAACTATTAGCCATACTAAGGTGGCATTCATCCACGAAAATAATATCGGGCGGAAGTATGCGATTGGTTCGGTTGCGTAGTGTTTGAACGCTGGCCACATTTAGATAAGGATGTGGTCGTGATTTGTTCCCCTGAATCAGACCCGGACTAAGCCCGAACGATTGGAGGCGTTCTGTGGCTTGGCTTAAAAGTTCAGCCCGATGTGCAAGGAATAAGATGCGTTTCCCCTTTGAAATGGCACTGGCTATCATGGCCGATACTATGGTAGTTTTACCTCCGCCAGTTGGAACGCACAGAATTGAGCGTTTGTGTCGTAGTATAGATGTTCGAAGCAGGTCAATGGCTTCGAGTTGGTATGGTCGTAATTTTTGCATAATAAAAAAGGGCTGAACGGAAAGGTGCAAGCAATCCATTCAACCCTGTATTTATCCGGTTAAGGAATATCGTTTAGGCTCTTGCACAGCCTATCTTTTTGTATGTAACGCAAAAATAAGTAAAAAGTTTTGTAACCTTTGCAAAAGTTATCCGTTACAATAGAAAAAACACGAATTATGACACACTGGAAACAAT